TTTAGGTGCGGTCTAGGTCCTCTTGCGAGGGGACCGTGTCCTCCCAGTGGTACGTTAGGCCGATGTAGATGGCTAACGGAATCCAGATGGGTGCGGTAAGAACCATAATAATAAAAGATATAGCTTTATACATAATTATAACTCACAGTTGTTACCTGTATAGGTATGTCTTGAGGCCACTCCCATTGTGGGTCAGAAGTAGCGACCACAGTACACGCTGGTAACATAAGAATAACTAATGCCAGCACCCTACAACTCACAGTTGTTACCTGTACAGGCTAACTGCTGGCTACCCTCAGTCATATCAGAGGCTTCATTGATGTCCCAGTCTATCTGGGTCGGGAAGTCCTTCTGTAGTGCCTTGAGGGTGGCCTTGTCCACAGGTTCATAAGGCGCCTGCTGGTACGTATGGTCTGAGTAAGGTAGAAAAGAGATACCACTGACCTTATCAAACTTGTTGTACAGCCACTGTCCTACCTCCAGAAACTCGTTGTCCCTGTAGTAGCAAGTCATGGACGGCTTGTGCTCACACCAGTAGTCCTGATAGATCTCCCACAGATCCAACTGCTCCATAGCACCCATGTCTGAGGCTGTCACAGCGCCCTCAGGAGCCGCTATAGGGAAGGAGAATACCTTGGTACTGGGGTTCATGAGATCGTCCTCTGACGGGACTCCAGCGGCCTCTAGGACGGTACACAACGGATCTCGTCCATCAGCACGTACCCGCCTAACATATTGACTGCTGTAGCGAGGGTGAATCCCACTAGCAGAATCGACCAACTGACTAACAGTGCCTGAAGGCTTAACTGCAGTAATTGCGACAGACTGATTAATACCCAGTTTCTTAGCCCACTTCTCGTTAGTAACAATCGCTTCATTACGCATCTCCGTAAGCCACCGCTTGAGTTTACCCTTGTCCCCACGGCCTGACAGTAGAGGGTGGTCCATGATACCCGTGAGGCTTACCCCTAGTAGGGCTTCCTCTTCCGTGTTAGTCTTCCAGATGCTCCTGAGATACCTGAAGTCAGTCAGGGTAGCCTGTAGCGTACCTAGGATCGTAGCCACCCGTACCTTCTGCTTGAGTGTGGCTAGGGTGTCCTGAGGTCTTACTACGACTTCAGACAAGTTGCAAAATTGGTAGGGCCTAAGAATTATTTCACTACATGGATTAGTTCCAAAATCACACTCACTGTTCCTACGCCCGTTCTTAGCCGCTTGCTTCTGACTAGCGACACGAGAAAACACGCCACGTTCGCCAGAGCGTGACTCGTACAAGCTGGTCCACTCGTTTAAGAAGGCTTCAAAGTCAGGCTTCTCTGTGTAGCAGGCAGAGTTATTCGCTAGACCACGCTGGGGCTCGTCTACCCACCACTGACCGTGCTTGCATCTTCGGAGCCTGTCGTCCGTGAGGTTGCTGAGGCTGATAAGGGCGCTACGCCTGACGCCACCCACGACTATACACGATGCTATTTTACAGCAAAGATCGTGGCACTCAATGGAGCTAAGTTTTCTTCCAGCAGATCCTTGAAAGAGTTCTGTTGTAAATTTGAAGAGATCGACGAGAGGTTCTGGACCACTTGCACGACCTCCGAAAGTTTTGAGTGGGGAACCTGCACTTCGTACGTTACTAACGTCCCACCTTGGAAGCTGACCTGAATAGAGCAGTGATACCAGTTCCCTAAACGATTTCGCCCATCCGATCTTACTATCCGCAACATGGATAACTGTGTCTGTGGCATGGAATTCCTCCGCAACTTCTGGTAACTTAGAGATGTACTGTCGCTCTACTGAGTATCCTACGCCGGTGCCACAAAGAAGTACGTACATGAGTTCATCAAATGATCTAGGGCTGTCTATAGGAAGGTAGCTGCAGTTAAACCCTGCTACGTTGTCACGATCTAGTGCGTCTCCTGCGGTCATCAGTGCTCGCATGGACGGCATTACGTCTAGGTTAGTGATAGCCTCAGTAACCCCTGTTACGTCCTCACCCTTGAGGCTACCACGGTCTATCCAAAACTGTACGTAGCGATTAACTGTTTCTTCCCAAGTCTCCCGGCGTTGCTCCTCTGGCAAGTACCTAGCGTACCGTGACTTGTGTATGTACTGTTGGTATGCGTCCATCTATTCTGTTACTCCTAGTGTCTCGTTAATGATTGCCTGTGATGCTAACTGTAGTAGCATGTACACCCCATCAGGGTACTCTTCGTTGGACGCTACTTCAAACATCTGACCGTCCTCGTACATCACAACGACTACCTTAGGTTTGTTACCTGCAGTCTCCTGTATCTGAGCCTTAGCTGCAAACGCAGTCAGAAACTCAGCCGTTGTTATCTCTTTTTCTTCTGTGTCTCTACCAAACTTCCCTTCTATGATCTTCACAAGGCAACCTCCTTGATGAGCCAATCTAGGTAGACACGAGCCTTCCGTAGATCCTCTATACCGTTCTTGTACTCGTAACGCCACAGGTACTTCAGACAGTTTCCCTTTAGGTATCCCTTGTACTCTTGTGGGTGCATAGACGCCTTGATTGCTTCAATGGCCTCAATAGCTCCCTTGTTGTAGTGATCTGGTTGTTCCACAGGATCGTGCTTGTCCTGCGGGTGATACAGTTTGCCTGTGAATGTCTTAGACATCCAATCCCACTCCTCTCTAGTAATTTCGTCTATGGACCTGCTTTCCTGATGGTTCTTACGTAGCTTCTCACAGTCTTTTTCAAACTTTGCACAGTCGTCTTCAGTCATGTTCCATTCATTCTGCATATTCTTCCTCTAGCTCCTCTTGAAATTCGTCGAGTCTGCGTATGAGTTTATCCTCAAATCTGTCCAGTAGTTCCTCCGCAGATATTTGTAGTGCTTCCAGAAGATCGTCGGGGTCGTACAACCGCAACAAACGCTCCTTAATTTCTTCTAGTGTCAGAGACATAATCAACCAACTCCTTAAGTGTATCTATATTGTACCATAGAATATTGTGTTTGTCACACCATTCAGCCATAGTAAGTTTGGTACTTTTACTCACTTTCTGATTAGGCTTCATCAGTACAAATATGAGTTCCTGTGATTCCGTGAGGCAGTTAGAGACCGCACGATACTTCTGCGTGTCTCCTGCACGAAAGTATCCTTTGCACTCAATGAGGTAATCTCGTCCGTTACGCTCGTAGACAAAATCCGGTGTATACCTTCGTTCGATCCGGTAGTCCACTTGGAACGGTTCGTAGCTAAAGCCAAATGGTTGTAACTTCTGTGCGACATCTTCTTCAAACCCCGATCTAAAGTTGCTGTGCTTGGATTTCCGTGACCTTCGGCTCATTGAACACCTCTGTTAAATATCTGGGACCACTTGAGTACAGGAAAGTTCTTACTTCGGGCCAGCAGGTAAACTTGTAGGGACAGTAAGAACAACCAGTGGCGAGCTTTTGATTTCCACTTTTGCCGTCTGGTACGGTCTCGTGACAAACTTCGGGCCACTCTGGTTGCTCTACGATCTTTTTTACGCGTTCAATATGCTCCTCTATGTCGTAAGAAATCTTGTCGTACACCGGAGCCTGCGTGTCTGCAGAGTCGTACATGAGGTACGTTAGGTGTCCGTTCTGTTTGTCCATCGCTAACCAACCAAACGATGTTTCACCTTCGGCGTGTGCGTACCCTTTAATTTGAGCAACGTAACCAAACGGGTCATCGTAAGCCAGAGTTCCATCTTTGAATTTCTTAAACCCAAAAGTGGAAGTGCTCTTAACATCAGTGACAACACCGTCAATTTTGCAATCCATAGAGCCTGTAATACCCGCAACTTCACATTTCTTTTGTTCATCAGTAACCTTGTGTCCAGAGAGCCTAGTGAGGAACAACAGCATTTCCTCTATCAAGTGCCCGTACATGAATTTTACGTGAGTGTTAGGAGTTAATTCTTCCTGTACGTCAGAGTTATTAACTACGTTCCAGAGATACCTGTCGTCGCGCCCTATGTTAGACATTCGTAGCTTACGTCCGTCACGTTTCTCTGTGAACAGGTTGGTCATAAGACGTTTGCAGCCTTCGCCAAAGTTTTCTATCTCTTCGTAGAGATCAACACCATCAGGCACTTCCTTGGAAGCAACCACAGCGTAGATGTCGTCTACGAGATTGTATATGTCATTGTTCATTCTCTTTCCTTAGCGTGTTCTGTTCGATGACAGTTAGAGCAGAGCAGGACACATTTCTCTACTTCTATCTTTACTTTTGCCCACGAATGGTGAGCAATCTTCGACACACCTATGTCCTTCTGTGTCGGGTCCGTGTGGTGTAGGTCGTAGATAGGGTACTCTGACTCTATGCCGCACACGGAGCACTTGCGCCCTCCAAAGTGTTCAAATATTTTGTTCCAGTTCTCCTTCCGTTTTGCTTTATACCTTAGTGGGTTTCTGCCCATGTGTCACCAACCTTGTATTCTCCGTCGAGAGGACACCGGAGGTCAAATGAAAGGCCAGCCGCCTTGATGCACTCGACTGCAAGCCACCCGTACTTCTCTGCTTGTTCTGTAACCACCTCCGATTGTATCTCGTCATGCACGTTCCCTATGAATTTGTAGTCAATCTTGTGTTGCGTTGCGTAGTGATCTAAGTGTACGAGAGCCTTCTTCATAACGATAGCACCTGCTGCCTGTAGTAAGGTATTCAGTGCACTATGTTCTGACCTGACCCAGAGTTTTCTTCCGTCGAGTCCAACGAGATGACCTTTCCTAGACGCTTCTCCAACTCGTTCTCGTAGAGCTTCAAGAGAAGGTGTGTTTCGTAGAAAGCGCCTCCTAAGTTTACTGCCGTCTCCTGCAGTTCCTCCGACGATGCTTCCAATCTTTGCGTCTCCCGCTCCGTAGAGGAAAGCATAGATGAAAGTCTTTGCCTGAGGTCGTGTTGCAAGTCCTGCAGCAACTTGATTTCTGGTGTGAATGTCTTCTCTAAGTAGGACATTAGTAAACTCCTCGTCTCCCATGTAGTGAGCCAACATACGTAGCTCTAGTCCACTAGCGTCAACACCCACTAGCCTGCGTCCCTCTGGTACAATCCAGCAGTCACGGCACTCCTTGCCAAACTGTGAGTTAACTGAAGGAACCTGTGCCATGTTTGGGGTCTGGTGCGTCATGCGTCCGGTAACTGCACCGTTTGTTGTAACCCTGCCGTGTACTCTGCCGTCGTCCTTAACGTGCTCTATCCAAGAGGAGACCTGAGCGTAACGCTTCTGTAACAACAGGTACTCTAAGACCTGCATAGCCTCCGGTATATGTTTGTTCTCCTCAAGGGTCTTCTCGTCCACCTGCGGCCTACCTGACGGCGTGAGTTCCGACCATATCGCACCCTTAGCTTCAAGTCGTTCAGCCACTTGTTGACGCGAACCGGGGTTGAATACCGTAACCTTATCCTTAAGGCGATTGCCTGTCTTCTCAGACCACCTTTCCTCAACAATCGGTGGGAACACCCTCTGGAGTTCTTCCTCAATAGCATACATACTCTCCTTGAACCTAGCGCACAGCGTGTGGCACAGGCGTTGATCTAGTAGCCACCCGTTGTTCACCTGTCCCTGTATGATCCACTGCACCTCGTGCTCTAGGTCTTGTGACGCCTTTGAGAAACCGTCGAGTTCCACACGTAGTCTCTTGTACACCGCCTCAGTCAACTCTACGTCACGTATGCAGTAGTCGATCATGGCAGGAGTCAACCTAGTCCAGTCCTCGTAGTCTCCCTTGGCGTAGCCTAAGATGTTTCCCCAGTTACGTAGAGAGTGTCCACCAGACCTGCTAGGGTCAGCAAGCCTAGAGAGGACTAGAGTGTCAGTGACCATGCTCCTGTCAAAAGTAAAGTTCCAAAGACGCTCAACCACAGGAACATCAAAGCCAATTCCGTTGTGGAATATAAAGTTAGCCGGCGCTTTGCGAGCCACGTAATCCTTGAAATCTTGTTCATTGCATATTACCTCACTTTCTCCGTTGTGTAGACAGACAGCACACCAGATAACACTAGGGTCTAGTCCATCGGTCTCTATGTCACAGTAGACTAAGTTCATTTGTTAACTCTTCTATAGGTAAGTTATAACAGTCGGCTCTAACGATGTATCCGTTGTCTCCGTCTTGTTCTCCCTTTTTTAGAAACCTAGCCCTGCTAAAGTAATCATCTTTTTCACAGTCACCTAGTATATATATTGTACCATCTTTCATACATCTTGTGAAGACGTAGAAATCACACTTCTGGTGAGTAGAGGTTGAAGCT